ATCTGAGTATAACCATCTTGGTCTTTAAGCCACTCACTCTTACCTTGAGGTATTCCATATACGCGATGAGTACCATTGAGGTTACCTACAGCTGCTGGATTCCACGCTGATTCCTTACCCCACAATATGCTCAGACATTTATATTGTTCAGTGTTATAACCTAATGCATAATAGGCATACTCTTTATAAGATACATATTGCTTAGGTATAGAGCCACCTGCATCAGGCATAATGCATAGAGCTATCCCAATAGCTACTAGCACCCCGCGACCTACCCGCCTCAGCGGGTCGCGGTGAGCCCCCGAAGGGCTCTGCGCCGTTAGCGTACCCCGCTTGTCAAGCAACAGCGTAAATCTTGGGCGTGTTGTCATAAATGTACCCCCTGTGGATAACTTCTGTGGATAACTATTTATCCTTTGAGTAGAAGCCCTTGCCCTTAAAGTGAATGGCAGAAGCACTAAATCCTTTGACCATTGGTGCATTGCAACTGATACATGGAACTACTGGTCTATCGTGCCATCCATGTGTGATCTCTTGACTGAGATTGCAGGCTGTGCATCGGTAATCGTAGGCTGGCAAGTTAAGCACCTCTGTATCATGTAAGACCCGCAGCTTGTGCAGCGGTCAATGTCTGCATCTGTAGGTTCGCTAGTAAGATGACCATATTTTAATATGAGTAGTGGCAATAGATCGGCTAGTCGGATGATGGCGCAATACTCAGCAGCATCTTCTCCCTGTCCATTAAGCCGTATGACTCCGAATCCCAATTCCCCCGAAGTGGATGTCCGAGCCTTTAATTGTTTCAAGTACGCAAGAGGTTGAAAGCCTGCCCTGGCCTTTACTTCAACATCGAACGGCACATTAACAATATCCTTGCCACTACCCCTTCCCACACATGCGCCCTGCCACCAAGTCGATAGGTACTCAGCTACTACGCGCTCTGTGCGGAAACCTCTGTGTTTCCTTGCTTGACTAGCCATTGTGCTCACCATCACTAGGACATGATCCAAAGTAAAAGCAAGGACATTGTTCTTCTGATACGAGCTCTATTTGACTAGCCATTACAAATCGTCATAACACATACCACACACCCACCATGCGTGAACTTGCATCAACTCAGATTCTGGTGTCGGATCTTCGCATCGTGAGCATTTAATTGTGTCTTCATCCATTAAGAGATCCTGCCAGATAACCTAGCCACAATGAGCAAATTACTAACACAATGATTGCACCTGTCATTAGCTTATCCATTGACAGCACTGCACTTAGCACATTGCCACATTACTACACCATTAACAGGATCTGACGATATCTCAGCTAGTGCTTGGATCTGCACTGGCTCGTTGCACAACTGACATGGCACAAAGGCTGACATAAGATCTAGCCATTCACCATTTATCTTGATACCTATGTTACCCATTAGCCTCTCGCTCTCTGTGGTTGCCATTTACCTACATTGTTTATCTCATACCAGATCGGTTCGCATTTACCTTCCATACCAGCATGTCCTAACAAAGGACATGCGTAGTGCGCCCATTCTTTGCCAGTCTTGGCCTTGCCTGTCTTCCAGACGCGATGCCCATGCGAGCAAGTAGGCACTTCAACTGCTTCAGCTGTGCCCATGATTGCAGCTACATTCTCCATAGCCTTGTCCAAAGTAACTGGTGCATCGACTACCTTCATGTACTCATTGACAGGCGTAGTCCAATAATCTTGCTGATCTGCTACAAGATCTTGTACAGGTGGCTTTACTACTTTTGTAGCAACTACCTTTTTCATTTCTTCGCGGCTTGGTCTCTTTCCTTTAGGAGCATAACCTGCATTTGCAAGCGCTCTGCCGATTGCCGAAGTCTCACAATTCTCAAGAGCTGAAGTCTGATTAACACCTCTGGAAGATACCGTCTCCTCAGCGTACCCTGTTGCCCATGCAACGCTATCACCAGCATCCTTATATAAATACGCCTTAACAATGTATCGAGTAGCCTCGACAACCTCCAGCTCTGTTGATATCCGAAACGCTGGATAGTCCTTAATAAACTTTTCAAGTCTTACCTCCACTGGCTCGTAATCGGCTAAATTAAACATAGAGTTCACTCTCTTCTGAGGCCAGTTGCCCAGCCAGTGCACCATAACTGCATAGATCAATCCAGTTATCTACATGCTGTGCAGATTGATTAGTCCTAGCCAGTTTAACTAAGACCATGATGCCTGCCACCTGGTAATCGTGTATCGGCATCTGTAAGTAAGCACTTAGCAACATCGCTGTGTGCTCTAGGTTATCTGCTGGATGACCATAGGTAAGCCCACGATCTCTTATTGTGTCGGTGGCTGATTGTAGAATCTCTCTAGCGATCATTCTTCCCAGTATTCCTGACGGCTAAGTGATCGGCCTCTGTGCCAGCCTTCGCGCTGTCCTTTTTCATAGCCTGTCTTGTAGGCATCTACAGCTACTAAAATCATGCCAAAGATAATACCTATCAAGCAGATTAGTAATGCCTTTTCTTCTATCGTCATTATGTACCTATCTGTAGCCAGTGCCCTTGACTGGCTTACGATATTAGTGTGACACACCGACACGACATAATCGTGGATATTTGCATAACGATTTGATAACGGATTTAGGCGTATAACTTCCCGTAAAGGGTAAAAGATCCGTCCTTGTTAATAGGCACAAGCATTGGGCTTACACGATCTCCATGCGTTTCTATGACTGCCACGCTCATCTGCCAATTAGCACTGCCAGCCTTGAGATAAGAGGCTTTTTTCTTGTCCATGACATTCCCAGCCTCTAAGCCCCACAAAGTCCTGTACGAGGCTCCTATGCCCTCTGTGAAGGCACTAATGCCTGCCCTGTGGGTATGTCCGCAGACTACCGACTTGCCGAACTTTTTAGCCAGACCAAGTGCTGTAAGTCCAGCATTAGAATTCATCGATCCTTCATCGCCATGTACTAGAACCCAGCCCTTGTGGAACTCAAAGGGCTTTTTGTGGAATCGGATACCGAGTCCTGCAAAGTCCATAAACTTGGCGTACTCAAGCTCTGGGAGTCCAATAAGGCTAGGTGCTCGTAATAGCGTATTGTAAAGCCTGTCTGTGTGATTGCTGCGAGTGACATCTGTTGTGCCGAGGTCATACAGAATATTCTGTGCAAGGCTTCTGTCAGCATCTAGCGTGCCTTCCCATTCTAATTTAGTGCCCTGTGCCCAACGACTCTGTGACTGCATATCTAGCTCATCACCAGTATTTAGAATGAGGTCAAACTTCTCACGCTTTACTAACTTAATAAGATTCTTAACGGCTTGCTCGTGGTGATAGGGGATCTGTAGATCCGAGATAACCAGATAGCGTTTCTTAGTCATCGTCCTCATCTTCGTAATCGCCTAACCTCTCGGCTGGGATTTCATCTGGCAAGATCCAGCGAGGATAGGAAGATGGCTCAATAATAATAGCCAGGGCTAAGTCATCGGCAAAGCCTGCCCTAATTAGCGATCTATAGTATTCATACACGCCAATGCAATACGCATCAAGGGCTGTGTAGCCCTGCTCCTCTAGCTGCTTGGTTGCTTTTCTTGCCATAGCACAATGCTACCTGTCAAGCAAGATGTTATAGATCTCATCAACCCGCGAGTTTAGTCTTTTAATCTCTGATAGCAGATGAGTAATGACATAACCAGCAAGACCACCAATGACCCCAAGGGTAGTTAGATAGAATGTAAAAAAGTCACTTTGTGTCACTTCTTCAAGCCCAGTGCGCTGTCGTTAGCGTTGAGGTAACGCAAGATCGGTGGAATGACGGATGCAACACCAGCTGCAATAAGTGCCTTGGGATCTGTGACCCCTGCTGCTGCCATTGAGATAACTGCTACTAGAAAGGCTCTAGCCCATGAACCTGCTGCTGTCTTCAGTTCATTCATTACTTGCTCCTAACATAGGTACTTGAAAAAAAGCCCCATCATCGTCAGCTTCTTTCGAAAACGAGATGTGACAGTGTTGTGTGTGTTTGTTAGCCCCTGTGTATTCTCGCCATGCCCAACCTTTTTTGCTTGAGGCGATACGACCATTAAAGATAATGTAGGTAATTCTGCGTTCCTTTTTAGACTTGCATAAGAGACGAATCTGATCTGCAATATCTGGCATGAGATCTGGTTTGGACTTACCACTGACATCACGATCAACATCGATGGCACGAACCCAGCCCTCAGCATCGGGATTATGATCGCTAGGGCGAGCTGCGTGTCGGGTATCACCGATCCAGCCATCCGATGTGCGGTCACGACCTGGGAATGTGTCATCGAACTGTTCCCTAAGTTGCTGAGCAGCTTTACTTAGTTGAGGCTTCATGGTGCAACAGGAAACTCCGCAGCCTCTGCAATACCACCTTGGGCAGGTAGATCGCGTAATGCTTTACGATATGCAGCCCACTTGACCTTATCTGTTGGCGCATCTGTGTGCATTGTCCAGTCAGAGGCAAGAAGTTTGGCATTACGCCATAACCTAATTTGCTCCCACTTTTGCTCATTTGTTGCGTCTACAAAATCTGGGTTAAATTGAAAACTCATAATTACACCGCCTCGTAGGAGAAACTAAATTGTAGTTCATCGCCTGTGCCCCAAGTAAATGGCACTGTTGCATTAACATTTTGAACCGTTGCATAAGTTGCAGATGCATTTATTGCCACTAAAATTACTGCACTTGAGCTTGAAAGTTGAACCATACCTAAGTAATTTTGTATGCCAGCATCTAACATTCTTACATTGCCAATAACTGTGTTAAGTGCTGTATTTGCAGTACTAGCACCTGTGGGAACGCTAAAAGTCATTGTGCCCGTAACGCTCGTAGTACTGCCAAAGACTAGCTGTAACGAAGCATTTACAAACTTGCCAATTTGCGTAAACTTGCCAGTCATCGTGCCGTTGCCTAGTGTTAAGTTTGTCAGCGTAGGCGTCCATGAGGAATAAGTAGTAGTTGTCGATGAAGCAAACGCAAAGAATATTGCTGCACTAGAACTTGTAAAATAAAGCACTCCACCTTGATTTTGTGAAAGGGCAAGGGAGTTAGCTGTGCTTACTGTGGCAGTGCCCGCTGTGATCGTGCAGACTCCTGCACCACGATTC